AGTAGTTCTTCGCTCACACGAGATTTATATTTCGCATTATTTTAGTGCAATCTTCGTGTGGTATACTCAGCGTACGATCAAAGAAATAGATAGGCGATATAGAATTAATGTCTAAACCTAAATTATGAAAGAGTCTTTTTACTCTAGCACTCTTTTTCATATACTCCAGACCTCTATCAACTGTTCCTTCTTTTAATGCATAGAAGTAGATAGCTCTAGCTGCTATGAATACATCTTCGCTTGAACCTGCCGAAGCTAGTAAGCATCCTAGTGCTCTGGCGACAGTGAAGGCGCTGTCTTCATGGTGTTTTCTAGGATAAAGCATGGCTAGAAGGAGTTCTTTTTTAGGTTTGACTGGACTTCCATAATTGTTATAATAGCCCAATAGCTTGACATTTCTAAGATTTGTTGTTCTGTATGACTTGTTTTCTGATATCGTGAGATTAAATAACGTCTTTGCAAATTTGCAGTACTTTCCAGTGTCACAAATTGCAGACTCAGGTAGTACTATAATACTATCATCTCCAAAATACAAATCAAAGAGAGCTTCTTTACAGAACACTCGTTTGGTTAGATACCTTGATGCTATAAAATTGACTGCTGTATCGACAATGTTAGTAAAAGCTGAACCTGACGGTACGCCATGGTCTTTTAAGAATCTTATTCCATTATTTAATCTAATGGGCGTATTAATGAAGTAATTGACTAGTTTTCTCCATTTACGCTCTTCTTTTACTGGGTCGGTAGGTATCTTTGAACCATCTCGCTGAATTTCGTATGTTAAGTCAAATTTTTCAAACAAGATCTGGAATACATCTCTAATCATCCAAGCTGGGATTGATGAATCAAATGAAGTGTAGTCTGTCATGAAACAGGAAAATCCTGGATCAATAGTTCTGGCTTTTAATAATTGCATGTTTAAATAGCTCATGCCACCTTTCATCATTTCCATGCCATAACAAATATTATGGCCGTAGTCTTGTTTTATTAAGCCTTCAGTTATAGGAATGCTGAATCGCGACTCCTGGACTACAACTTGAATGGGTGTACACCAAACTGGTCTCACTTTATTTTTATCAGTGGTAGAAATGTGACTTCTCGCAAAAGCTGCGGTATCATCTAAAGGTATTGTTGGCAGTCCGCAACCAACTCTATCCCAGTAGCGTTTAAAGGATCCGCTTTTAATACGGTAAATATCAGCCTTTTTCATTCCTGGATGCGTTTTTATCCAAGGTAAGCCTGGTGATGTAGACTTTGGAATACTATCAAAAGCTAGATCGAACGATTTTGGATGAACTTTCGTTTTGACATCAAGTTGGATTCGTAGTTCATCTAGAACTTGGTCATATACAGGGTCTTTTAACTTAGGAGGTGTTTTTCCTGCAAAGTTTAATAGACCTGCATGAATGTAATCTGTTGTGATCCACGCTCTATGATTTTCTCTTAAAATCTGATCACAATAATCTTTCATTCCAACGGTGCACATTGCTTTGTAAGCGCTGAAAGCCATATAAGGTGGTAGTGAATTCATTGGGAAAGGTTGTCCTTTAGGTAAGTATTCTCCTGATTCCACTTTGGGAAAGTCAGGGTCAGGAGGTTTTCCTCCATATCTCACGTAAGTTATACCATAACTTTGGTGGTGTGGAAAGTATTTGCTCTCAATAATGACCATCTGGTCTGTTTTTATACAGTGCAACTGTTTATCGATTAAGATCCAAAATAC